TGGCTTGGATTGTCATTTTGTTTTTGAGCAATGGACTTCGCCTTACCATTTCCAATGCAACATCAAACACGATTCGTGCCTGGTCTTTGTCCGCAGCACAGCCGTAAACTTCTGCACCCGGTTCAAAGTCAGCACAAAGTAAATACAAGGCAACAGCCGCCGCCAATTCCGACTTACCTTGTTTCTTTGGGATTTCTATATAGGCGGTATTGAATTGTCTGTATCCGTTGGGTTTTAGGATGCCAAAAATGTCACGGATAATTTGCTCTTGCCAGTCAATCAGTTCAAAAGGCTTTCCGTCCCAAGTTCCTTTGGTATGACAGCAGAACTTTTCTATAAAGCATACCGCATGGTCTGCAGCATCTTTATCATAGTGGCTATCCTTTGCCATAAACCTTGTGGGTATATATTTTTTCAGTTTTCTCGTTTTAACCACCTCCTTGAAAATGGGTATAAAAATAAGACCCTTGCAGGTCTTTGGAGTAACGAAGAACAGAGCCACACGGCTCTGTTCGTTATTGTGTTAGATTAGAAGTTTTCTGTGTGAACAAGTATTTCATAAGCAAGTTGCGTTTCTTCATCAACTGGTTCTATGTCCCAACCTCTGTCATAGTTGCAGACAATTTTTCCGTCACGCTTTAACATCAACTTTGAAATTTTACCACCTTCAATGCCGTGCTGTGAGCCGACATCAAATATCTTAATCCAATAATGAAAAATGCTGTTGTATACTTTAAGTGAGCCTTCCTTCCACATATCTTTACCTCCTTATTCAAACATAAACATCAGTTCCAAATCTTGAATCGGTATGCCTGTTATATTTGATATTCTTTTATAACCCTTTTGTGTGTTTCGTTTTATCTCAACAGCCTGTTTTATTTGCTCAGGAGTTGGTATGAATTTTTGTTCAACAGTGATATTGTTCCTTATGTTTTTTCTCGTTATTTCTTTATGTTTAAATCGGCATTTATCAGAACAATACATTGGACTTCGTTTTCCTTTAATGCCCGGTACTGAAACAGCTCGTCTGCCACAAATATGCCTTCGCTTATATTCAACGAAAAGCGATGGCACAAAGTTTGTTGCTGAAAAGAGTGGTTTGAATCAATGGAATGCGGGTGGCCGTGCTCGAAACGCAAACGAACTTTATATCCCTTATCCGGCTGAAGACCGTGCAAGAACAGTAGGCTTTTTTCCCGGCAGAGATACGGTTTTCAATCTTACATTACCCGATGGTTCAGTAATCCCTGCAAAAATATGCCAAGCGGATGGCAAGGCTATAATGAGTAATCCTAACAAGATACTTGGCGAATGGTTACTCCGAAATGTATTTGAGTTACCTGAAGGAACACTTGTTACTTATGAAATGCTTCAGCGTTTCGGTATTGATAGTGTTATCTTCACTAAGCACGGCGAACTTGAATATTCTGTAGACTTTTCTGAAATAGGAACTTACGAAGAATTTTATAATGAGGAAATTACTGATTAGTTTGAGGTGAGAACATTGCCAAGTAAAAACACTTTTGAAAAAAACGGAAACGATATATTTATTAATAGAGACGGTTGGAATCGTCTTGGGTTTGCAACATATAGAGAAGATTATTATGAAGAGTTAATAAATGCAACGTGGACCAAGAGAGACTCTGCCAACTCAACAAACTCATATTTGTTTAACACTCGGTTAGGGCTCCTTCATCGTTATATGATGACCAAATGGTACGGTGAAGAAATGATGAAAGAAATGGACAAGAGAGGGTGGATTGTTGATCATTTAAATAATGACGGAATGGATTGCAGAATAAGTAATTTGGAGTTTTTGGCGCAAAATCATAATACGGCCAAAGGACAAACATACGATGTTGAATCCCATAAAATGATTCCCCATTTGGCAGTGAACATTTTTAAGGATTTTTCAACAGAAAATTACCAAATTACTATAGGTTTTAATGATAGTGTTTATCAAATTGAGCCGGGTACAGGAAAAAAGAAATATATAAATGCTATTTACCTTTTATACAAAGCGGATTATAGAATTGTAATTCTGGATGCTGAACGAATATTGCTAAAATACAACACCGAACGCCCTTTTACATTATCAGGTTTATCCTTTGTTGACTGTAAAATTGAGTATTCATTAGATATTGAGCTTACTGAAGAGGAACTGCAGGAGATAGCAAACAATAAGAGAAGTATGATAATTCGGGATGGAAAACCTTTGATTGTCTTAGGTGGAGGAAGTAGTACGCAACTTGTATCTGTGGCATATAAAGCTGGTTGGGATATACCTCAAAAAGACAAATAACATAAAGCACTTCACCCTTGAAAGTGAAGTGCTTTATGTTATTCCATCGCTTTTATCATATTTTCAGCAATTCGCTTAATTACAGGAACGGATACAGAATTACCGGCTTGCTTGTATTTGCTTGCATTACTAATATCGTCTGGGAAAGAGAATACATCCGGGAAACCTTGGAATCCGACACACTCTTCCGGGGTGAGTTTTCTTATGCCGAAGTCATCAAGAATCAATGGAACATTGTGTCCGCCGGTTCCCATATTTGCTGTTAATGTTGGGCATACATTGCTTTTGTTTTCTCTGCAATAAACTCGTCTCCACTGATAAACTGTGTCTTTCCGTGTCATTGTTTTCTTAAGTTCAGGATAATATTTTGAATTTTCGTAGTAGAGACCAAGTGGCTTTTTATCGGTCACATCAATTACATCATGGATGTTACGAGTAAGCTCTATCGGTTGAGGGTATTCGAACTTGTTATATGCTTCTTCGGACAGAAAAGCAACAATGTAAATACGCTCACGATTTTGTGGCACATTACCATACTCCATTGTATTCAAAACTTTATGGTGAACATGGTATCCGAGCAATTCTAACTGTTCTTTGATAACTTTGAATGTGTTTCCCTTATCGTGTCCTTCGAGATTTTTTACATTTTCCAAAAGAACAGCTCTTGGACGCTTAATCTCAAGGATTCGAGTGATTTCAAAAAAGAGGTTGCCTCGTTCATCATCAAACCCTTTTCTGTATCCTGCAACCGAGAAAGCCTGGCAGGGAAAGCCACCGTTTAAAATATCTATATCAGGGATGTCCTTGGGGTCTACTTCTTTAATGTCACCCTCAACAAGATAATCATCACCAAAGTTATGTCTATATGTTTTGCAAGCATCTTTATCTATTTCATTTGCCCAGATGATTTCTGCTCCGGCTTGTTTGAAACCGTAACAAATGCCACCGATACCTGCGAACAGGCTGGCAACTTTTATACCATTGCTCATCGTTTTCATCTCTTCTTTCTGTTTATTTTCTTGCTGTGTATGCAAGAATTGTGCATAGGCCTTAATCTGCTCAATCTCATCTTGCGAACATTCAGAAAGAAAGCCTGGAGGGGTTTCATATACACCATCGTCTATGTAGCCTGCTTTTCTAAGGCAATCTATCTGATTCAATCCTAACACTGTAGCTATAGCTTTCAGATGCAAAGGTGAAGGATTGGCTCTTTCACCGTTTTCAATCTTATTGATTTCACTGTGACTTACGCCTGTTAATTTCGCAAGATAACGAATAGAAATTTGTTGTTCCTGTCGAACCTTATAAATGTAATCTCCAATTACGCTCATATCCATCCTCCTTGCTATTTTATATAATACCACAAAATAGCTCAAAAATCAATAGCAAATGCAAATTTTGCAGCCGATTGGCTGCACTTTTTTGTTAAATTTACAATCTATACACAAGTGAATAGGTTTTTTGTTGCCGTTTGTATACAATTAATGGTCTTTGTATCTTGAAAAATACGCACTTATGTGATAAAATTAATAAAAGAATCTTGTTCGGAGGGGGATTTTTATATGACAAATGAAACATTGAGTCATATTTTGCGTAATCTTAAATTAGAGAATTGCGAATGGATAAGAGATAACATTTATTACATAAAAAAGACAGTGCGACAAATGTGCTATAGCTGTACCATAGGAGACTACAGACCTACTTATTCAAAATATGAGTTTTTGGTGATAGCAGACAATGGTATAAAAAAGGCAATAATTCTTAATTGTGGCGATGTGGATTTACATTGGTATGTGTTCAACAGATGGCGTGGTAACCACATATTAAGTGACGTATTACGAAGCGGTATCATCAAGGAGATTTGGCCCCAAATAACATCAGTAACTTGTTGTTACGATTGGGATGATGACAAGGAAGAAAAATATCGAATGACAAAGCATCTTGCTTCTCTTGCCGGATTAGGGATGAGTGATGAAAAGACGCGGTGGATAAGCGATTAAATCACTTTTTTGATAGAAAAAAGAAAAGTTTCACCGTGAAACTTTTCTTTGAAGGTAAATGCACCGCTTGAAATGATTGTATTAAAATTAGGCGTTAGTGCCAAAAAAA